CATTTTGGCAGAGATATATCCGGTTGCACCACAGAATGTGCATGGGTGCGAATTGAAATCACGTATAACAGCCCAAACTTTATCGCCGGGGCCATATCCGTCTGTACGCTTGCTGACAAATTTATTGATGTAAGCAGATGGAATATAGTTGTTCTTCGCATCTTCTGCTTTAATCTTGGCCGCTTCGACATCTGCCTCGATACGCTGCTTTTCCCAGTTGAGGCGGGCAATGTCGCTTTCCAGATTATCTTTTTCGCGGAGGGCTTTGTTGTATGCATCTACCACACACTTAACGTCATCCTTGATGAGATCGCGAAGGCGGTCTGTAGCTTCGTCGATGACACTATCGGCCTCGCTGGGGTTGGTAAAATACATATCATCCATATCACTGAACATTCAGAACAGATCCTCCTCGTCTTTTTTGGATTGTGTTGCACCGGCCATGGTGCGTTCGTTGTAGTCCTTGATGTAGGGGCAGGTCTTTCTGTGTCCGCAGAGGGTGTTGCAGAAAAACTGGTTCTCCTTCGTGATCTCGCACGGCTCCCACGGGTGGTCTTTGTCTTGCGGCAGGCTCTCATAGAGGTCGGCAGTCTTATTGATGTATGCAAGTGCCTCATCCTGAAGTTCCTTGGTGTAGGGATATTCCCGCACGTATGGCTTGATGGAGAACTTTGCCTTGACTTCAGTCGGAAACAGATCGCCCAGAATGTTCGTCTTGGCGAAATCCATCATGGCGATTTCAATATCCATTTCGTCCATGCCAGCCTCATGGCAAGCGGCTTCGACAGCGTCCTTGATAGTGTCATAGATCTTGGAGCGATTGACGATGCGGGTGAGTGGGGTCTTGTTTTTGCTGCGCCGTGTAGCGTACCAGTCGTACTTGATGACGACATACTTGAGCATTATCCATGCGGTGGATTTGACCTTGTACCCAGCCTGCTCTAACGCCATGCCGTAGATCGTGAGCTGACGGCCATGATCGAGAAGGTCTTTTTGTGCGTAGTCGGAACTTGTTTTGAGGTCCAGCACCATAACTGTGCCATCGTTGTTCCAGCGCAACAGGTCGGAATACCCCTGCATGGCCCGGGTGGGGCTGACGCGCAGGATCAGCAGTTCCTCAATCGTGAATTTGCCTTTTGGCATAGTAAAGGTCTGGAAGCAGTTTTCCATGTCTTTTATGTATTTCGTTTTGATGCTGTCCGTTCCACGAAAGTCCCTCGGAAAGTCATATCCGACAAGTTCGCACTGAACAAGAGCATCACGGAAAGTCTGAAGCATTTCGCTACTATTTGACTTTCCTTCGATGAAATTTTCCAGAGCATCATGGCTGGCTGATCCTAAATCGGTATACACGCTTCCAAGGCCGCGGTCATGTAATATGTAAGTGCGCCACGCTGAAAATAAACAAGAATTGATATTTGATAATTTGGAAAAGCTATAGACATTGACCCCTTCGTCATACAGGGCTTGCAGGCGGGGGTCTCTTGCACGTTCGGCTATGTCAGCCACCTCACTTTCGTTCTCATGATTTGTTTGTAGGCGTCTACACCGAGGTCTGCTGCGTTGAGCTTGCTGCCTTTGGGGATGATGTCGCCAGCGGCGTCCCAGACATAACCGACCTTGGTTTTGACGATGATATTGTTTTGCACGAGCTTTTTTGCTTCTTCGCGCACGGCTTCTTCTTCCAAGCCTTCATCCAGAGCCAGCACCACATTTTTGGGCTGCATGGAGGCGATCATGGTGGCTTGCGCATGGGAGACATGGCAGCCGCACAGACCAAGTGCCAATTTGCATCCGAACGACCGTGCCTGCATGGGGGCTTTTTCGCTCTCGAACAGGAAGATGTTGCCGCGGTCGATGATGTTGTGATAGTTCTGCTGTAAGCCGAACAGTGTCTTACTGCGGGAGCAGGGGATAAGGGGCAGCCAGCGTTCCTCGTGCTTACAAGCTGGGTCGTTACTGCGGCCCATAATACCGACAAGATTGCCGTTAAAGTCCCGCTCCGGGATGGTGATGCGGCTGGATTCATTATCGTAGCCGATTTGAAACAGCTCCTGTGTTTTATAGTCGATGCCATCCTGAAAGAACATGGTGTTGTATTTGCCAAGGTAGGGAGTGAGAGAATCCTCCGGGATAGCAGGGAGCGTAAAATCATCGTCGCGGTCAGGAAGCAGCTTGCGGTAAAAGCCATGGAACGGATAACGGATCTTGACATTGAAGCTTGATGTGTCCAAATCAAGAACGTTTGCCACAAATTGCAGACTTTGGGGGAAGGTGCAGTGGATGCGGTCCATGATCAGGGTAAACAGGTTGCCCTTGCCGTTGGTGGAAAAACAGTAGTAACGCAGGGTGTTGACATCGAGCATCATACTGGTGGGGTTGGAATCCTCCAGACGGGAAAAGCGAAACTGCGTGCCTGCGCTGTTGAGGTTGATGTGCTGAAATTCGAGCGTTTCCAGAATACGGAAAAGTGCTTCTGTATTGCCGGAGAGATGCTGCTGCAGAAGTGCCGCGTTCATAGTGGCAGCACCTCCTTTAGCGGGTCGTTTGAATATGTTCGTTGCGGATCGTACAGAAGCCTACCTCGCGCCAGTTATTCCAAGTGAGATTAGCCTCGTACAAAACCTGTTGCTTATCTTCATCATTGCGGGTCTTATCGAGAAAAGCGACGATATACTTTTTGGTTTTGTCAAGCGTGATGGGAGTGGTAAACTTTTCCCAACTGCCATCGGCATTTTTGCCGCGGGTGTAGGCTTTACAGTCATAGCGTTCGCCGGTATACTCGTCCTCCCAGAGGGGGCGGATATAAATCATTTCGGAAAAGACTTCCTTGATCTGTTTGCCGTTGGACAGGCAGTTGGCGTCAAGATACCGCTGATTCAAAAGGTAGAGAGCCAACTGATAAGTACACACAACAGCAACATTCTCGCGGCTGGCAGCCTGGAACACCTTACGGGAGGCAACGAGTAGCTGGCGGTACATCTCCATACTGACATCATCGTCGGATTTCATCGTGTCCCAGAGGAACATCTGGAAGCCGAGCTTGGAATACTTGCGGATCGTTTTGACAACGCGGGAAGTATCGTTATCGAACATCTTGACGAACTTGATGTTCTTATACTTTTCCTGGCTGATTTTAGCAGCCTTGCGCAGCATTTCGTTTTGTTCAGCGGTGAAATTGCCGGTCTTGAGGTGCTTGCGGGTGATTTTCCAGTAGTCGAGGTCTTTCGTCAGAATATGTACGGCCAGCAGCTGTTTATAGGCTCTGACCTGCATCTCGTTGGAGATGATGCAGCACTTGATGCCAGCCTCGGCCATGACAAGGATCATGTTTTCAAACACAAAGCTGGTCTTGCCGGTGCCGGAGAAGCCGCCGAGCATGGTGAGATCGCCCAGCGGGACACCCAGGGTCAGGTAATTGAGGCGCGGACAGTTTTTGCCGTAGTTGAGGCCGACCGCTTCGCCCTTATTGAGTTCATCGACAAAAGCATCATCGAACCAGACGTCTTCCACCTTCATATCCTTAGCGGTATTGATGGAAATGGTGTTGAGCTGATAGTCAAAGAAGTCATAAACTTCGGCGTTTGACATCTTATCGAACCGCGACGTATTGGAAAAATTTTTGAAGAACTGTCGAGCAAGGTCGGACAGCAGGTTCAGCTTGACGACCTTATCGAAATAACCATCGACATTATCCGGGTTGATAAGAGATTTGAGCGCTTCGACCTCACGATAGCCGCCGCGTTTATCAAACTCTTTGCGGGTTTCATCCTTATCCTTGAGGTAAGCGTTAAGCGTGATCGCATCGAAGTTGCGGTAGCCCTGCTCATACAGAGCGCGGCCAAGAGCAAAGTAGAATTTAGAATCATCGGTTTGGATGGTTTCATCCGTGCCAGTATTGACACGGTCGTACTCGTCATAAAGGTAGGGGTCTTTCCAGAGGCAGAATACAAACGGTGCTTCGACCTGTTCACGGTCTGCATTGATTTTATGTAAAATTTCTTGTAATTCGATAGGAAATCACCTCATTCCTGCTCATCGTCAAACAGGAAGTCTGAAATATCCCTGTGTGCGTGGTGATCCTGCGTATTTGCCCCAAAACCGAGATCCTGCAAAATGGGGACCTGCTGCGCTTTTGCTTCCTGCTTGTGCTGTACGGCGGCGTTGGATTTTGCCGCCTTATAAACATCGTTGATATGGTTTTTGATAATGGCCATGACATAAGCGGCGCGGCCGTACTCGCTTGAAAACTCTTTGGTGCGCATGGCGTACCCGATCTTATCCCGGCATTGCTCAATCGTTGCGAGAATGATTTCATCGTCATAGAAGCTGAGTTCCTTGAGTTTTTTGGGAATGATGGTAGGGAACGCCATTGATGGATCGAACATCATAACATCGGCGAGTGCGGCGATGACCTGCTTATGCATGGCAGCTTTATGGAGCTTATCCTGATAGGTTGCTTCGTCCTTATACCAGTGGCCGTCTGGAGCTTTATAGTAGGTAAGGGTCGTGCCCCATGCACCGGTGGCCCAGCATTTTACGCGACGGCCTTTAGGCTGTGTTTCTTTTGCCATGCGCTGCCTGCCTTACGCGAAGAGGGAGGCGATCTTTTTGATGGTGCTGATAGGCACGTTGGGATCAGAGAACTTTGCGTAGCCGGATTCATTCAGCATGGACTTTGCCTGAGCCTTGACATCATCAGATGCACTGGAGAACTTAGCTGCGATGGTGGCGATGTAAGCGTCTCGATTCCCCTCATCTTCCTCGTTCTGACGATCAGCTTTGAATTTATCAATGCGTGCCTGATGTACCTTTTCTTCTGCCTTAGCTTCTTGCTCCTGCTTCTTGAGATCATCCTCATAGCTGGTGGAACCTTTATCGTGTTCCTTCTTGATGGCATCTGTAATGGCCTTAATGAATTCGTCAACATCAAGCGGAACACGGTCTACAATGTCAGCAAAACGACTCTTGGAATCGACGGAGAAATTATCATCACGGAAGCAGACAACACGCTTTTCGTTTGTGATCTTGCCCTTGACTTCCTCCTTATTGGTGACAATGTTCTTACGGCCAGTCTTATACTTAACAATATCGCGGTCGATATAACAAACCCCGAGGAAATGAACCTTATTTTTCATAGCGTTGAAATAACGCTTGTCCATATTAGTTGTGAGGATGGAATAAGTCTCGCCAGAAATAGGATCCGCGATGTCACTTTTCTTAGTATGGCCGATGGTGATAAAGGAAACGCCGACACGCTTCAATTCCCACAGGCGATCAAAGACGATTTCGATTGCTTTGTCAGTGGGGCCATTAAAGCCTTGGAAAGTGGCCTTGAAGAACTTGGTCTTTTTGTCCGGGTTGTCGCGATTCCAAATACGAAGGACTTCACCCTCTGCGAGGTTCATCAGTTCATCAAAAGTATCTACAACAACGACCTTGAGGTCTTTATAATCTGTATAGCGGTTTTCGACAATATCAGTAATGACATCATCAAATTTTTCCCAATCCCAGACAGGCTCTGCGACAATGCCGTTGATAGCATCAGACCCGTCCTCTTTGCCAACATCGAGGAACATATAACCATCTTCGCCAGCAAGGCGTTCACAATACTGCTTAATGAGTGTGGTCTTGCCGATTCCTCCCTCGCCGATCAGGCAGAGATTATACTTGAGAGGATCAAGCTTGATTTCGTTTTTTCTTCCGAACTTTCTTGCCATAGATTATGTACTCCTTTTAAAAACTGATTATCAGAACAGCTCCAGCTCGTCCTCGAACGGGGGCTTGGTGGAATCGGGCTTGGCGGCGGACTTTTCCATGTCGGCAACGGTTTCGTCCTTGGTGGGGACGGCGATCATATCCTCGAACTCGGAGAGCTTATAGCCGGTATCGACCATGCCGTCTGCAAAATCGCCCTGTGCGAGAGGCTTGTTCAGACGAAGCTCCGAGATGCGGTTGCCGTAAATCTGACCGCGGGGGCGGAAATCATCCAGCGTGGCCTCGCCGAGTTCGATCTGCATCTTCTGCAGCTTGGTCAGCTGGCTCTCGTCAAACTCGACCTCTTCGGCACCATTGACAACGCGGACATCCCACAGCATGGTCTGCGGCGTCTTGTCCTTGACATCGACAAACTCCATCTTGTACTCATAGAGGGCCTTGTGCTTGGGGATCTCCATGTTGTACTTGGTCGTATCGAATACGACAGAGAACGGCAGGAACTTATCGCCCTCCTCTTTAGTGGCGAACTGAAGGACATAGCCATTGATGTTGATCTTGCCGGTCTCCTTGAGGTCGGACTTATCGACGCAGTCCTTCCAGTAGGTGAGGG